AAGACGACTCAGACGAACAGTCATGTACCTGTTATTTGCGTTTGTTATGGTACCCAAATTGTATCGATCACGTCCAACATTTAGTCGCACAAATTGGTTAGCCAATTGACTCACGGCACGATCAACACTTCGTCTTCGTTGTTCCAAAACTCTCCGTCTAGGCATCTTACTTTATTTAGAGAATTAAAATGAAATGTAACTAATGATAGAAAACCTGATGAAAGAGATTTATGCCGAGCTGGGACCGGGTCATAGTGAGCGCGTGTACCATAACGCGGTGGAAGTCATGCTGAGAGAGAAGAACATCAAGTACGAATCCGAGCGCATCATACCAGTGGTGTTCAGGGGTCATGTCATAGGTAATGTTAGGGCTGACATCATCATAGATGGACGGTACATCCTCGAATTCAAAACAATTCGGACTCTGGGTGACGGGGCGGAGTTGCAGGCTCAAAATTATCTTCGGTTGACTGGGTTGAGGAAGGCGTATCTGGTGAATTTTCCTCCTCATCCTGATCGGGAGGTGGAGGTGAAAAAGATTGAGCGAGGACCATCAAAGGAAGAACTCGAGCAAGAATTCGGTAAAATTCTCGACCATCATCGTAGTGTGTCTGCGGATCTATCACAATTGCTTCCAGGAGTTCCCGAGCCTGGGACAAATGATGTTTAGCCTGTTCGATGCAGTAGTGCACGGCGGGTTCCGTTGACACCATGTGATTAAAATGTGGGAGCACATGGGTTTCCAAATCATACAGCGCACAAAGTGCGTGTTCCTCGTCGGGTGTCATAATAACTTTTCACGCACCCAATCTCTATCTTCTTTAAAAATCTTCGATAACTTAGGGTCCTTGTTCTTAAATAGTATCATGAGAACGTTAAGACGCCTGAAGAGACCGAGTGGAGGTTCCCCGGTTCGCACGACACGCATGAGCGCACGGTGTCGCGCGAGTTTGGACATCTTTTTAACACCGACGTAACCTTGTCTACTGAGGTATCCATTGGTTCTCATGGGAATACGCACCACCATTTACTATACGGTGGCAATAAATTCCCACCTGAGGTCATGACAAATCTTTTTCCATATGACATCTTGTTGGTACAACTTTTCTTTAGATTTGAGTAACGGAAAATATTGAAGATATTCATCTTCACCGAGTAACTCACAAAATTTGTATAGAACGTAGGAGTAACTGAGGAAATTCTTTCTTTCGGTGGGGCAATTATCATCGAATGGGCGTTGTATATCTTTGAACATGATCCGTAAAGTTTCTTCGAGTTCTTGTGGCATGTTTGGTGGTTTGATTCCGTTCAAAATGTTTGTGATGTACGGAACATGTTCATAGTATTTATTTAGTCTGAGTTTCTTGAGCAACCCTCTAATTTTAGCGTGGGTGATGTCCTCGAGTTTCTTAATCTTCATCTTTTTGAGTTCACCTCTCAATTGTTCGATGACTTCATCAGGAATCGTCGTCATTTCTTGTGCTTGAAATTGCGAGAGCCATTCGTTGAAGTGATTTTCGCGTTTGTATGAGTAATTCACGACTTTCTCCGACGTCTCTTGTTCTTCGCGATACGTGAGTTCTTCACTGATCAACGTCGCTATGATCGCACCACAGGCGTCGCACACGAGGTCGCTCGTATCGTGAAAGTGAATGATGTTACTGTCTGGACACGCAGAACATTGTTCCAGCATCTTTTCACGAGGTCGAGCTATGTTTTGGTTTTCCACCTCAATTAAATAATCCGTAAATATATCCTTTCGCTTGAGACCGACCGTCTCTTTGACGTTGAATACGTTATCCGTGTTTGACACTTCTTCATTTTCTTCTATGTATTGATTCATATACGGCATACATCTCATTATGTAGTCTGCCATTTCGTATTCATATTTCCTTTTGTTTTCAGGATCGGTTTCTATCTTTTTTTTCCAATCATCTATACGATTATTATATCTACTTAAAAAATTACCTTCCATTTCTTATAAAGAAATGCTCGTCAAACTTTTAAGTAGTATTTTCTTCTTTTACAGATACTTCATGACACCCCGAGATTATTCGATCATTTCTGAAGAGATTGAATATGCGATAGACCATGACATGAAGTATCAGATCGAAGATGATTTCTGGCTCAAGGAAAGTAAAGACTGGGAAGATGAGATCCTTGATGAGTATTATGTGAACGCAACAGGTCGTGCGTTCAGACACACATCTATTCCTCAAAATGTGAAGTGGACCATCCTTCGCGTGCGATACTATTTTAACGGTAAACAATACACAGCCATATCGAACAATCTTGATTTCAAACCTGGTGAAAACGAAGATACTTCCATGCACTTCAGCATCCCTTTGAGTAGTGCTTGGATCGTAGATCATGATGATAAACCGATGCGAAACATTACTGAAAAGGTGAAACGATACAGTGGTCCGAGAAACGATTTTCATGGGCAAAATGTTCCTCTCGAACACTTTTTGTATTATGACCGTGATGTACTCGAGGATCGTTTTCCCAAGATTATATTGTCAAACACTTTAGGTATGAAAAAGACACTCTCGACACTCGATGATTGTACTACTGATCTTCAGATACCTTAGTCGCCAAATAAAATTTGAGTTCGCCAAGATTGGCAACGTTGTACTTGAGAATTAAGAATCTATTTCCAATTTCCTGTATAATTTGCACAGACGCACACATACTCGTCGCTTTTGTAAAAATATTCAGATACTTTAGACTATAGAGACCTGTGATCGTTGGACTCTCATCGGGACATTCGATGGTCGTCTCTTGATTAGCAAAGTCACCTTCGCACCTGAGATGAATGTTTGTACCGCTTCGACGAATTTCTATGTCTGTACCGATGTTAGACATGTCACGGCAGAGACGCTGAAAATCAGTAGAAGGAAGAGTTGTCACAGTCGTCATCTCAACATCAGGAACTTCGATGCGACTCTCGTTTATATCCAGGAGTTTGAGTTGAAATTTAGAGTTTGTCTTTTTCGTTTCACTTATAATCTCGATGTCCATACATTCTTTAGAGTTGATCTCAATTTTGAGAACATCGTTATTCGTGATGGTCTTTAAAAGTTTAAAGGTATTTGATATATTGATGCCAGCTATAACTTCTTCCTGATCGCAGTGATATTCTTCAAAGTTATCCGCCGCAAGATACATATCTATGAGAGAGGTTCTCGCTGTGTCCAGAGTCACAACGTACAGACCATCCGGTCTAAAATAAATATTCACGTCGTTGAGTATATCCTTCAGCACCTCGAATGTTGATTTAAAGGCGGAAGCCTGTATGGTGACAAGTTTCATATCTAATTAGATGAGTGCGTTACATCTTTAAATCTGTATATGCCATACCTTTAGAGACATCGCGATTGATTTTATCTTCAAGTTCTTTGGTCATGGCTGGCTGAAGCGAACGCCCGTAATCGTCGAGCCGAAACATATTTCCATGGGCGTCACCGCCGTCCAGACTCGTCATCGAACATCCAAACGCTCCTATTCCAGAATGTTCCACCTCTTTCTTCGGCAGAAGAGAATCGAGCCAATTCTTAATCTCATTTCCCACCAGAATCTTGCCATTTTTCGTGAGCATCGTGGGCACACGGGTAATTTTGTTCCTATAATTTGGAGGTATCCCCTGTGTGTTGATGTTGTGATAATGAACGAGCTGCTTCAGTTGAGGTGTTTTATTAATGTACTCGATGGTGTCCATTGAATGTTTGCATCTAGGACTATAAATCAAGAGTGACATCTACTATCTATATGGTAATTTGTAAAAAAAAATTAACGCATTATAGTAAATATGAATTACTTGATCGTAATCATCCTTCTCGTGGTGGTTCTTTTTCTCACGACTTCTCGTGAAACATTCACCGAAGCATTTGGTTTCTCAGGCTACACGAAACCTTCCCACACTGTGAAGCTCGATGATCCCAGACCGGACCTTTCCAAGTACACCAAAGTTGAGACGAGTGTCAATAATGACATGATCGAAGAATTTGTCCTTCAAGCCAATGCTGAAATATCAAAGCGCACCGGTCTCTGTACGTACGTAATAGAAACGACCACAGTTCATCAGTACAAGGGCGAAGAGAAGGATATCTACGAGTGTATGTTCATGGTCGTGAAGAACAACGGTTTCTCGTTTGGATTTTCGGTCGTTGCCTCATACGAAGTCGTGAACAGTAAAGTGCGCCTCATCTCCCTTCGATCCCAGCCTCTCGGTGTCGATATTCCCGGTGACGTCACCGCATTCACAGACGGTTCTCCTGGAAAGGAGTTCGTCGAATATAAACTCGTCAAAGAAATCGCCGCTCCAACCAAAGCTGAGTTGGATTCGGTAAAAAATAATTTGAAGTAAATGTAATGATCAGCATCGAAGATGTCACAAAGATCGATGAAAGGAGGAAGCAGATTCGTAAAGAGATTTATACGAAAATATATGAACAATTCTCTTCCAAAATTAAACAGTCCGTAGAACTTGGTCATAAACAACTTTTCATGACGGTGCCACCATTTCTCATAGGATACCCAGTGTTTGACAGATCTGCAGCAGCGAGATACATTGCGAGGCAATTTTCACTCGGTGGATTTACCGTGAAGTTATTGAGTGACCACGATATCTACGTGTCGTGGGTCGTTCCAAAAAAGAAAAAGGAGAAAAAAGAGCGTGAAGATGACGTGGATTTTCCAAATCTCGTGAATCTCAAGAAGATCGCAAACAAGTACAGGAGAAGTGCGTAGTAAAATCTTAATTTAAAACCCACTTTAATCATAAATGGACAATCTCAATATATTGGTAGAAGCTAAGCGCGAATACCTAGGACAGATGTGTCTCATCATGTGCCCAGCTATGATTGAAGTGTTTCAGGATATGTATAACGAAGCTGTGACCATGTCTAAGGGGCGTAAGGTGCTCATCATGTACCAGAAGCTTCTTAAGGAGGTGCCCAATTGGTCGAACGCGATGTCTAAAAATCACGCGGATAATATCACCAATCGTTGCGCATGGTTCAGTGATCTACTCGCGGCCGTTTTTGTTGCCTGTACGAAGATACTCTCCGCGGTTCGTCTCAAGGCGGATAATAAGAAGATTTCCCTCAAGCTTCCCACCGAGGAGGTGTTTATTCAAACGTGTTACAACAACATCGCCAAGGACCTCTACAAAGATCCCTATATATTCAGTGAAGAACAGAGTGAATACCTGCGCGATGAGAAGCTCACTGAGCGTTTCTCTCTTTGTATCGAGAATACAGTAAAAGAACTCATTCCGGTGCAGCAAATTTTGCAAACGTATATGTCTCAGGAGACGCGTGATATTTCACTCGATGGTGAAGTTCAGGATGCGATAGATCCGGATGTCATGGACGAACCGTTCCCAGAACCCGAACCCGAACCCGAAGCCATGGAACCCGAACCAATGGAGCCCATGGAGTCCATGGATCCGGAACCAACCGGTTTGGAAAATGAGTTTAAGACTGTTCCGGGTGTCCAGGCACCCGAACCAGTCGCCCAGCCTCAGCCTCAGCCTCAGCCTCAGCCTCAGCCTCAGCCTCAGCCTCAGCCTCAGCCAGAGTCCGATGACGTTCTTTTCGGAGACGCACCCGAACAGCGTACAAAAAATCCCAGGTATTATTAAATGGAACTCTCCGATTACCTACGCGACCCGATGAGCGCAGCACTCATCGCCGGAGGTATCACCGCGGCCTATATTCATCTAAAGGCTCACCTCAATAACGAAGGCAAACTCGAACTCAACAAATACACCAAACCCGCGGCTCTTAACGCGATCCTGGTATTTTTTATAGTCTCCGGTGGTATTGGACAAAAGGAAACTATTTCTACCGATCCTTTTTAAACTTAAAGATTAGATCATTAGACTAAGAAAATGGCTTCCGTTACTGCTTTTAACGATATGCTCAGCCAATTTCTTGTGGAATTGCACAAGACTTTTCCAGAGGAAAAGGGTATCAAGAAGATGCTGACTTCTTTCGATTTACTGAAATCGACCAACCCGCGTCTCGTCGTAGATGCGTTCATGAAAGGTGTGTCTCCATACGCTAATAAGATTTCAGCGAAGGATGACACCTTTCTTCTCAACGAGATGGATAATATCGAATTTCTCAGGGAGCTAGATATCAAGTCTTACTGGGATAGAATGACCGCCAATACCAAATCTGCTACGTGGCAGTATCTCCAGACGTTATATATGCTTGGCACGACTATTAACGCCATTCCAGAGGATACACTCTCCCAAATCGAAAAGATCGCCAAGGGTGTAGCAGATCAGATGCAAGACGGAAACGGAGACCTCGATCAGGATGCGCTCATGAAAATGATGGGGAGCATGCTTGGTAGTCTCCCTAAAAAATAAACCTCACCATATACTAAATGAAAGTCTGGTTTGAAGATCCCCAGCAGCTCATAAAGGCCGAAAAGGTTTCTCAATTTTGGCCGACCCGCGATCAAACACCAGAAGATCGTATCAACGCTGCTTCTCGTTTTGTGATTTATGCGTGTTGTATCATTTATCTCATTCGTCGTGACCTCAGGATCTTCGTCCTTGGCGCGATGGTTCTTGCCGTCATTTATGTTCTTTATCGGTCTAAGATGGTGAAGGAGACGTTCGGTTCCACGTTCGAGGGTGCGACGTGTCAGATGCCTACACCAGACAATCCCATGGGTAACGTACTCATCACAGATTTCACTGATGCTCCTAACAGGTTGGAAGCGTGTTATTATCCCACGGTAAAGTCTTTCGTGAATAGTTATACGAGCGACCGCATCCCCATGGACTCGGGACGCTCTAGATCACCTCTCCCCAAGTACATGCGAAATGCGGTGGATCGTCAGTTTGTCACGAATCCTGTATCTAAGATTCCGGGTGATCAGACGGCGTTTGCGGAATGGCTCTACGGTCCCAAGAATGGTCCCATGTGCAGGAGTGATTCGAAGTATTGCGATCCCAATGCGCGTGGTGTTCAGCTCGAAGCATTCGCGGGTCTCGGTGGTGATGGGGACATCAGGGGCCCCCGAGGTGGAGGAAGTGTGCGAGGTGGTGGTGGAACGTACAGTTAGATAAATATTCTTATGTAATAATAAATGGCGTATCAGCTTCAGCCAGGTCTTTCTATTGTCCAGAACACGGGTGCCCTCCCCCCAAATAAGGCGACTGATGAGATTTTCGTGTATCCTCAACCCAGTACGCTCAACTGTGGTAGCTGCCGTCCAAACACTATGTTGTACGGTACCGCGCCTTACATGGCAGGTAAGGGATCTCCAGCCCAATACATAGACACGAGTGACCAACTTCGCCCCCAATCCACATCTCGTTTTAACAAGAATATCGTCCAGACCTATGAGCGTAATCTCTTCCCACTGACAAACATGGAATGTAAGCTTCCCCTTCGCACTATGCGTTACGAGCCTTCAAGCACGCGCGCCGAGCTTCAGAACGGACTCTTTCAGCAAAGGTACGCTAATAAAAATGTCGGTAAGAAGTAAGAATGGCTGATCCCATTTCGCTCATGGCTGTGGCTGGTTTAATTTATGCTGGTCGAACTTTGAGTACTAAGTCTGTCCCCCCTCCCGTCGAAGAGGGTCCTCCACCGGTAGTCAAAGCTCCTATAGTAGAAGATGATTTTGGACCTATCGTGGATGTTCCTCGGAAGAGGGAGATGGAGAGTTTTGCGGACATCGCCGTGCAACAAAGAAGTGGTGGTCAAGAAATCCTGAACATGCGCAATCGTATGTATGATCAGGGTCGCATGAACAACCTTTCGCCCATAGAGAAACAACTCGTCGGTCCAGGTCTCGGCGTCGGCGCCGATGTCCCCGCTGTCGGTGGCTATCAGCAAATGTTTCGTGTCAATCCTATTAACGTTGGTGAATATAGGCTCACGACTCTTCCAGGTAGGTCCGGTCACGCGCACGACATCACCGGTGGTCGATCGGCAAAGGTTGGTGAACTGACCCACAACAAACCCGAGACGACCGCATTCCTTCCTTCCCGCCTTCCCGCTATGCCCGGACGTGCTCAGGGTATGTCCGGTGTCGTTCCCCGTAACGAACACGAGAGGACCAAGAGGACCACGAACCGTTCGGAGACTGGTCATCGCGCGGATGGTCTCGGCTTCAACGGCGCGAAGCGTTTCGTGTCTGCGCAGACCGTCTCTCAGGATCCCACGCGTTTCAAGAGTGATCGCAACGATGAACAATACAATTACATGAACCGTCCAGCGCCTGGTATTCATAGTCATCACGGTGCCTACACGAACAGCGTCGCCGTGAATGTGACTGCAAAAACGAATGATGAACTCATGAAATATGGGTTCAGACCAGAAGATCGCCGTGGAAAACCTAATCGTATGGGTAACGCGGGGAGGATGAACGTCAGGGAGAGCGCCCTCAAGCAGGGTGGTCGCCTCACGTCTGTGCGTTCTGACACCACACGTATCGATGGTCGCATGAACGCCGCCAACGGTGGTTGGACGCAGCAATACCAGCAAAAGACCTTCCATAAGTTCAACGCATACAAGGGTAACGAAAATCCCAACTCTCGTAATCTGGATATCGCTAAGAAGCAGTTACACAACAACCCTCTGGCGCATTCCCTTTCCGCCTAAATTTGAAATATGAATTAGACAAAAACAATCATTAAAATATTATACGCATATTTTAATGAAGGTGTATAACCTCTCTATCGATAGCGGCGAACATGCTGTCATCATAGATGAGTATTCTAATACGTTCCAAAATCAGAATAATTATAGAGTGATTCTCGAAAATCCCATTTACGATGTTTCATCTATTAAACTCGTGTCTGCTCGTATTCCCACGCCACAATTGACCACGTGTTCGACGAATAAAACCTTCAGTGTGGACGCGAACGTATTTACTCTCGACGAGACGAACTATTCCAATGGGTACATTTTAGCTGAAGACTTGGAAGGTATATTAGCTCCACCCGATTCGAATGTGAGTCTCGTGGTGTACGATGAGGAGACAAATACGCTTAACTTTTCCAACGTGGGCACATCGAACACGTTCACACTCGAGTTCTTTTCTGGTACGAACGGTCACCAAAGTGTGGCTTCATCCGAGACCACACCACACCAAGTGCTTGGATTTGGGTCGAAAGATTACACGGGTCATTCGATCAAGAGTGGCGCTATTAATTTATATGGACCCAATTCCCTGATACTCAGACTCTCTGCGGGTTCGGAGCAGTTTAACCAGGACGTATATTCGTCAACACCTTTTTACACGGGACATTTACTCTTAGATGGTTCAGATTTCATCAATTTCAACGGCGCAGATGATCAATTGATACACCACTTTCATTCTGGACCCCAAAAAAGTATCCGAGATATTCGAATTGAATTCTTCTACATGAGCCATGGTCGCTTGATACCTTACGATTTCAGAAACCAGGATCACGTGCTCAAATTTGAAATCGTGTGTTCCACAGACAAACTCGAAGGACTTCCTAAAGTCCCGATTCCGGATGAAAATATTGAAGAGGAAGAGGCACCCATAAGCATTCCCGAAGTAAAGGAGAATCTTTATAGATGGAAATGGGAAATTATTGCAATCGTGATAGTTGGAATACTTCTCATGTTTTTCATGAAAAGGCGACCAAAGTATTCGAGACCGTCACTTAGCGAGTGACAGCATAGACGGGCTGCGCGGGCTTCTTGACCTGGCCGTTAATGCGGGTGATGATCAGGAAGACAATAACGGAGACGAGAGAGGTGAGCAGCGCAGTGAGAGCGTATTGCATACCACCATTCTTGGGCACCTTGATGATTTGGCTGATGGCCCATCGGATGAAATCCATCCAGGACATCGCGGCAGCGAAGGAGAAACCACCGACGATGGAGTTGAGGGTCTGAGTCTGAAGCTCCTGGGTGACAATATCGACAGTCTTGAGGGCGCTGGTAACGGCGGACATAGTGTATATGGTACACTGGGAAAATTATTCCGGTAAGAGTTCCTCTTTCTCGACAATTTTTTTAAATTTTTTCTTCTTTATAGTTTTAGATTTAGAAAAGAACTGTTCATCGTCTGATGAATCTTCGCTAGAGCTGGATCCCGTTTCATAGATTTTGAATTTAGTATTCGAGAACGACCACGCCTCAGGCTCTGAGGTGCTCATTACTATTAATAGCATTTTTTAACATCTGTTCTGTCGGATTCTGGGGTTCCCACGAATTCCATCGGTCGTATGCTTCATTCATGAGTAAAAATGTCGGATCGGAACCCGCGTACCTCTCAAATGGAGGACACTCCTCTTCGGATACGATGGGCATGTCTTCCTCCTCTTCCTCCTCTTCTTCGTAAATCTCGGGGAACAAAGACCCTACATCCTGACCGACGGTGTACATCGCGCAATATTTGATCGCATACTCCCAATCTTCTGGAAGGAGAGTGTCTCTTCCACAAGCTTTGGAATATTCGGCTGCGAGTATGGTGCTTCGTTCCATCACGGGCATTAAAAGGTTAGTCATGGTCTCGATATATTGATCCATCATAGCATCTCCGGCATCGCCGAAGCCAGTTTGCATGTTCATCTTTAATGTCTCGTATCAAAAAGAGTTCGCGCAATTCCCTCACTCACGCGAAGGATGTTATAGTTGAGAGCATAGATACGGATTTGACGCTTAAAATCCGGACACGCCGTTAAACTTAGGTTTAGTATCTGATCTTTCACGAGACTAAAGTTAATTTGACCTGTGGGATACCATTCTTCTGGTTGAAGGGCGAAACTGTACGAATAAAATCGACGAATCAGTTGCGTCTTTGAATGATGGATCGCCGCCTGAACTGCTTTGAGGAATACGACGTTACCCGTATCTCGTGTGATGATGTCCTGATCATCAAGGGTGAGTGTGAGATAATCTAGGTTTTCGTAGAGAATGAACTTTCCGTCTTGAACGTTCGACGTGTTGTCGTAATCAAAGACGGTCACGAAGTTTCCCTGTGAGACTCCATCGCCTGTGGTTCCTTGTCTCTGAATGACAAAATACAACTCTTTGATTGGATTTGTAAAATCTAATTTAAATTTTCCCTGATTGACACCCGCATCTACGTCGAACACATCCTGTTGAAGTTGTGTGATTAAGAAATCTGTACACGTGTTCTTAATCTTAATACGCTCCGCGTTATCCAAAAATAAAACTTCGGCACATACATTAAAATTTTTAATGGTGAATGTTTCGGAAAGTGTGGTATATGAACCATCACCATCAATCACCAGATCTTGAACATTTCTCAACTTTAGTTCAATCTCCACTTCTTGTTGATATAAAGCACATAACGGTACACAGAGTTCGGGATGTCTGTAAAAGTAAAAAGGAAGGTCGACAAAGAAACTTTCATCCGAATTGACACCTAACGTATTATGAATCACGATACCCGTATTGCCTCCACCACCCGTTCTAACCTCTCCAACTTTTCTATCTGATGTTCGAAGTGGATACTTACCTATGAGTTGCTCAAGGGCTTTTTGCTTCGTTTGTGTGACACTATGTTCCGAGTAAATCTGAAGGTAGTCACTCGTGAGACGTTGCACCACCTCGCCACCTATGATGAGATCCGCGTATTCTATGAGCGCATGTGCCACGGACTCTATGTACACTCTTCCAGAACCCAGTGTCGGGAGTGTCATCTTCACACTCAGAGTCTTGAGCAGATCACCTTGATTTTGGGGAATCTTGAATCGAACGAGTTTTCCAAAATCAGCCACACTTTCTGGGTCTATATCTGAATATTCTATGGAAAAGTTTGAGTGTTTTTTGAAACGCTCCACGAAATAACTGTAGTCTGGATCTACCGTGAAGAATCTCTCTTGGGGTCCGGAAGCCAAGAGTTGAACTTGTCCAGCCATTACTACTATATCCATCTAAAATTTTAATCCCGCTAAACCACTTTCTATGCGTAATATGTTGTAGTTCACGGCGTATACGCGTGTATCGTTATCGTAATTGGGATCAATCGGATTAATTTCAATCGTGAAAAGTTTATGAGAGATGCGACTCATATTCACTTGACCAGTAGGATACGGTGCGCGTGGGTTGAGAGCGAATGAATACATACCAAACTTTGACGGTCCCAGAGGAGGGTTTATACCGTATATTTCGAGGGGTGAATTTACCAGTGAAGAAGGTGCGTTGACGTAGTGTTTGAGTGCTTGTTCGTATCCCAAAAAGAGACCGTCGCGACTAAAAACGATTTCATTATTGAAACGAAGTTCTGCGTGTATGATGGCGTTGTACTGATTTGAAATATTATACAAAGAAGACAGTTCAGATTGTGAAACGAAAAAGAGTTCCTTGACGGGATGTTGAAAATTAAGCATCACCGAACGTTTCGTTTCGCCCGCCTTTATCTTGAACCGAGCCAATTGAACTTGTGTGATGACGTACTCGAGGGGTCTGGACATGAGGTATCCACGTTCTTCTGGTGTCACGTACGCGAACTCGGTGTCCAGGGAAAACTTTCTGATGGAAGCTTCTATGGTATTCACACCTGGACCAATGTGTAATACCATCTCACCCAGAGATCTCAATTTGATACGAATCTCGACCAACTGTTTTGTTAGCGCACACGTAGGTATAGCTAACGAAGGATGTCTGTAAAAATAAAAGGGGAGATCGAGGAAATACGTGTACTCGTCTGCGTAACTCAAATAGTTTCCATGTCCATTCAGGAAATAGAGGGTCTGTTCGATGTCATCGTTCGTGTTATGTAACTGCTGATGCATGTAAATGTATTCCCCGGTGATACGCTCAATGGGTTGGCCGCCAATGAGAACTTCTGCGTATTCGATGAGATGAGTCATGGTCGACGGAGACCATACGGTGTTGTTATTACCCGAAGTATCCGGAATAGGATCGGTGAGTGTCACTTTGAGTGTCATGTTTCGAACGAGGTCACCTTTGTCACCCGGTATTCTACATGTGATCGTTTGACCAAAGTCGACGTTTCCGTCAAACTGACTCTCCACAGAGTCAAAAGCAAACTTCGTGTGTCTCTTGAAGTTCATGAGAAAATACGAAAATTGCGGTTCACCTGTGAGCCATTCATCTTGGACTCCAGTGGCGGCGAGTCTCAGGCGACCAGCCATTCCTACTGTATATGAGTAAAATTTTGCTAAATAAAACGAGTCACTACAGTAGAATGAACCTTCAGTTGAGGAAATTCAAACCTGAGACGATTAGCGATGATCGGGTTTGTGTGTTTATCGGGAAGCGTAATACAGGTAAATCCACTCTCGTAAAGGATATCATGTTCCACAAGAGGCATCTCCCAGCCGGGATCGTTCTTTCGGGAACTGAAGAGGGGAACCATTTTTATTCCGAGTTCATTCCTGATCTCTTCATCTACGGTGACTACGATAGAGATGCGATAGAACGAGTGATGGCGAGACAACGAAAGTTGGTGGGGAACGGAAAGACAAACTGCGGAGCCTTTATGCTTTTGGATGACTGCATGTATGACTCAAAGTTTCTTAAGGACACGTGTATTCGACAGTGTTTCATGAACGGCAGGCACTGGAAGATCTTCTTCATGTTGACGATGCAATACGTGATGGATCTTCCACCTGCACTTCGAGCGAACGTGGATTACGTGTTCATACTCAGGGAAAACATCATACAAAATCGGGAGAAACTCTATAAATCATTCTTTGGGATTTTTCCGAGCTTCGACATGTTCTGTAAGGTGATGGATGCTTGTACGGAAAACTACGAGTGTCTCGTGTTAGACAATACGGTGAAATCTAACAGGATACAGGATTGTGTGTTTTGGTACAAAGCGACCATCAGAAAAAACTTTAGGGTCGGAAGTCCGGACATATGGAGACTTCACAAGAAGATGTACAATCCCAAACATCTTCAGCAGAAAGAAGACGACGCGAAAAAGGCGACGAAAAAGACAAACCTCAAAATCACAAAGACGAGATGAGTGCGTCCCTTGGGTGTCTCAAAAACATGTGGATATATTAAATGGCCTCAGATCAAGTGAATACCATGAATCTCGCAGATGATGGCGACGGGATGGTTCCCCTCAACGATAATCCATCCGTGGCTTTTAGACCCGAAAAAAATGTGAGTCAAAGTAAAGAGACGATGGATTCTACTCCCATTAACGATATCATGATGGAGCCCCCTATGATGACCGATGAGCCCAGGATGCAGGGTATGATGCCCCAAATGACCGCCCCTCATCCTCAGGGTGCCTATCCCTCCCCCCAAGCGGCTACTCAACCCGAGAAGAAGAACCCCCTTAACCTCACCGATGAGCAGATGACCGCACTCGTCGTGGCGGCGTGCACCGCCATCGCCGTGAGCAAGCCTGTGCAGGACCGCCTCGCGACTTCTATCCCCAAGTTCCTTAACGAGCAGGGGGGTAGGAGTATGGTCGGTCTCGCCACCACCGGCGTTGTGGCGGCTGCTGTGTTCTATGTGGCGAAGGATTACATCGTCAAGCCCTGATTGGCCGATTCCCAACCCATGTTGCTATAGATAGATGTATCGATACCCAAAAAATACGTCGCGAGGGCACCGGCTGTGAATGTCCCCACGAGCAAGGCACTCAGTTTAAGTTTCTTGCTATTGGAAACATCCGAATCCTCGATCGCCTCCTTGGTGTCTTTAAACACCTGATTAAAGGCGAGTGTAAACAAAAACGCGAATAGCGTAGAAGTCATAAAAAAGACGCGATCGACCGCGAGACGAGGAATACTCCCCACCATCAGACGAAGCATGTTGGGAATTACGAGCGTCATCCACGTGATGTTGACCCAATAATTCGCCGAAAGACTTGGAACAATGGATACTGCGTATATGACCACCCAATAGGCGATCGCCATGAGTACTACACCGAGTGGCGTCTTCATTTGATATGAACATAGATTATTTATCCTGGACGTGCTCTCCACAGAATTCTGTCTTGTTTGGAATCTTTTCGTAAATTCCGAGTCCTACACAAATGTCCCGAAGTTCTGTGTAATTGTTCCAAAATTCCCGACTGTGTTCATACTCATCGACTGTGCAGTGTGCCAACTCATGCATGAGCACGTGAAATATCTCATTGGGCTCTCCGTCGAGACACACGACAATCTCACCACCTTTGTTCGTGTTGTATCCTACTGAACCATTCATTCGAACGAAACCGGTGATGGGAATACATCGCTTCAACATGTGAAATTTTTCATGATTCGTCTCATCGAGGTGTTCCCTGAGAATACGATACCTCTCTTTGACTTCTACTAATTTTGAAGGTTCTTTCGTCAAATGAAGTATCCATAAATTTACGATGAAAAGTATGAGAAAGGCTATCATCATCTATCATACACAAAGATAAATTTACTATAGAGTTCCGATATTGGGTTTCCGGTGAGTCCCTCCCAAAGTTGTAACCGAAACCCGAGATCTTCCAAATGTGTGACGAGAAGATCTTTGTACGC